AGTAATATAATTGAATTAGTAACTCCTAGTTGTATTGCATTTGAAGATCCACAAGAAGCAGTTTTTTATGAACTTAAATGGTCATAAATGGGCATATGGAAATTTTGTAGAGAACAAATTTCTTATTAAATAACTATAAGCATATTACAAGGAGAACATAATATGAGTTTTACAAGACACGTAGGAAAACACGGGGACAGAAAAGTAGCTGTAGTATTCCGAGAAGTACCGGGCGAGCCTCATATGTGCTTAGTAACATATACGGAAACAATTAACAAAAATATTCATGATTCATTAATTAAATGCATTGAAAGTGATATTGGGCAAAATAGTGAGAATTTAGCTGATGCATTAAATCGTAGCTACACACAAGACGGTAGACCAATATTGCAAGTTTTACATTCTGAAAGTCAACTAAAGAAAGTTAACACAGAAATGATTTTAATGACACCTGCACCAAACACACGTATTAAGTTGAATGAACTTAATAAAATTTTAGATGAAATGAAATTAGGTGAAGATGCTGTTAAACGTATGGCTGAATTAGATCAAAGTCGTGGCATGCAAGATCCAGCTGATGTAGCACGTAGGATGCGTGGCTCACAAGGTAAACAACCACCAGTTGTTGCCCCATCAGGTGATGCACTAGGTGATGCTTCATTAGCTAAACAACGTATTGAACAAGCACAGAAAATGGAACGTGAAGCAAAAGGCTTATTAGCTGAAGCACAACGTTTAACTACAGAAGCACAAACATTAGATCCATCATTAGCTCCTAAATCAGCTAAGGCTAAAAAGGCAGTAGTTGTGGCTGAAGTAGCGACCCCTGCAAAGAAAAAAACTACAAAAAAAATAACTAATGTCGCCTGATTTTATCGATAAATGGGAACACATCCTTGAAGATGTAGAGAAGAATAAAATACCGGTAGAGTTTATTAAAAAATTAATTATTAAACTAACAGGTAAGAAGCAACAAACGATTAACATTAAAAGGTTACTTCAACAAGGTTTGGATCCAGATCAAGTAGAGGATGCTGTTAGTCGTAAGTTAAATGAGTTGGAAGATTCTATTGTAAGTGTAGAATTTGTTCTTAATGTACAAAGTATCGCGGATACAGTACAGCCCGAAACTGATCGACTATTAGGTAAACTTTAATTACTTCAAAAAGCCCTGAACAGTCGGGGCTTTTCTTATTAACATGATATAATAACTTATGAAACAATACTTAGAATTATTAAAAGATATACTAGATAACGGAGAAGTGAAAGATGATAGAACTGGTGTTGGCACCTATAGTGTTTTTGGACGTCATATTCGCTTTGATTTGCGTAGGGGCTTTCCCGCAGTCACTACTAAAAAACTTGCTTGGAAAGCTTGCGTCGGTGAGCTTCTCTGGTTTATTGAAGGATCTAGTGATGATCGTAGACTGGCAGAACTTACCCACGGTGCAAGTGAAGGAAAAACTACTATCTGGACACCAAATGCGCTTGCGCCGTATTGGAAACACAAAGCAAAATTTGAAGGTGATCTCGGACGTGTATACGGGGTACAATGGCGTCATTGGAACAAGTACCGTACGGAAAAAGATATGGGTAAAGCGCACAAAGGTGGCACACGCCTCGCAGTTGACAAAATTGAAGTCGACCAATTGGCAAATCTCATTAAAGGATTAATTGAAGATCCTAATGGGCGCAGGCACATACTCAGTGCTTGGAACGTGAGCGAGTTAGACGAAATGGCATTGCCCCCTTGTCACGTTATGAGTCAATTCTATGTTAACAAAAATCGTGAACTTTCTTGCCATATGTATCAGCGTAGTGTTGATGTTTTCTTGGGTTTACCTTTTAACATTGCTAGTTATGCATTACTTACACATCTATTGGCACATCACTGTGATCTAAAAGTAGGTGAACTTGTAATCAGTACAGGCGATACTCACATCTATAAAACTCATATTGAACAAGTAAAAGAACAATTAACACGTGAACCTTATCCATTGCCTACATTGATGTTAAATGCTTCAAAGACAAACATCTTTGAAATGACAATGCAAGATATACATTTAGAGAACTATCAAAGTCATGTTCCTATCAAAGCAACAATGGCAGTCTAAAGACGAATTTACTAGACCCGAGTATCAGGTACAAGTGTCTGATAACGGGGAAGAGATTATAACTATTACTCAAGTAGTTCATACTATTGGAATGGGTGATGTTGAAGATCCTGATCTGATGGTTGCACAACCTATATATGAATGGCAGCAAACAGAAGCTGGTAAATGGATAATGGAAAACTCTAACCCTACACCCAGTTGGCATCGCAACCATGACATATATAGTTATGGTCACATCTATCAGATTAGAGCATATCTAACACATAAACAATTAACATTTTGGAAGTTAAAATACGAATGAAAATATTAGTCACCGGCGGTCTAGGCCTTATAGGACATAATGTAGTAAATAAACTACAAAAACAAGGACATAGTGTCGTTGTTACAGATACTCGCACTACCTATGGTATCATCCCACAAGATGAAATTGATTATCTAATGACTGAAAGACTAAAAAAGATTCAGCCAGGACAAATACATGCTGTAGATATTGTTAGTGATAGCATTGATTGGTTATTTGGTAGATATAAGTTTGATATAGTAATACATATGGCAAGCTTTCCTAGACAGAAAGTTGTTAATGCTAATCCTAGACTAGGAGCACAAACAATGATGGAAGGTCTATTGAACTTATGCGAAGCAAGTAAAAAACATAATGTAAAGAAGTTTATTTACATTAGTTCAAGTATGGTATACGGAGACTTTACTGATGATGTGACTGAGGATTATGATTGTAAACCTCAAGGTCAATATGGAATTATGAAATTAGCAGGTGAACACCTTGTCAAAGACTATAGCCGTCGTAATTTTTTTAGTCACACTATTATCCGCCCTAGTGCAGTATATGGTCCGCTTGACGTAGAAGATAGAGTTATTGCTAAGTTTATGTTAACTGCAATGCGTGGTGGAACATTAAATGTTAATGGTGCTAATGAAACATTAGACTTTACTTATGTTGATGATGCCGCATGCGGTATTGTTGCAGCCGCATTGAGTGATAATACATTAAACAAAACATACAATATTACAAAGAGCCATAGTCGTACATTGTTAGAAGCCGCACAACTAGCATTAAAGTTAGTAGGTGGTGGAACATTAGTAGTTAAAGATAAAGATGTTGACTTCCCGAGTCGTGGTGCATTAAACATTGATGCCGCTCGTAGGGACTTTGGATATGATCCTAAAGTGGATGTAGAAGAAGGATTTGAAAAATATTATGAGTGGCTTAGTGCATCTAGTTACTGGCAGGATAAAGTAAAATGAACGAATTAGAAACCGCATTAAAAGCACATGACTGGACTCTACATGGATATAAATCCAGAGTCAACATAGACAAGTTGATGAAAGAAAACATCGAACAATCAAAATTGTTATGGGAACAATATTGTCCATGGTCTGTTGCTAATGGTGGATATATAGCTTGGGCAAAAAATGCAAATTCCTCACTTCGGTCTAGTAAGACAGTACAGTAATTTAAGAGATGAGTTATTGGATGCCACAGACCGTGCCCTCAAAGACGGGAAACTAGTCGGTGGACATTACACCCGATCATTTGAAGAATGGCTTAAACACCGCACCAAAACAAAATATGCTATAACTGTACATAGTGGTACACAAGCATTAGAGATTATTGCTCGTTGGAAAAAGATTAAACATGGTGAGACTATGGAGAGCAATCCAACTATTCGTATTCCTAATCTAACTTACCCGGCTACATTAAATGCCTTTCTTACAGCAGGTTGGGATATTGAATTAGCTGATACTGATAAGAATGGTGTTATTCAACATGAAACCGGAAGAGGTGGAATATATGATTGTGTGATGGGATTTGCTGGTCGTAAGCCATGGCCAAATGCTAGTTATTCAAATGCGTATGGTGTAATAGTTGACGGAGCACAACATTGGTTAGTATGTGAGGGTGATGTAGGTAGTGGAATGTCAATTAGTTTTGACCCTACAAAGAACTTACCGAGCTCGGGTAACGGTGGTGCTATTGTTACCAATGATGAAAAGTTATATCTATATGCTTCAAGTTATAGAGATAATAACAAGCCTTACTTCCATGATGCAGGATCTAATAGTAAAATGAGTGAACAAGATTGTGCTCAAATTCTTGTTAGAGCAAAATATATAGATGAATGGCAGAAGCGTAGAAGTGATATAGCAAAATACTGGTGTGATAAATTCAGTGAACTACCATTAACGTGTCTATCAGATACCAAAGACCCACATGCCCATCAAAAATTTGTTATGTATCTTGCTGATAGAAATTCATTACAAACTCATTTATTAGCTGAAGGAATCGATAGTAAAATTCATTATGAGTATGTACTGGGTGATTTACCGATTGGTAAGGATTTACCTAAACCTGATTTATTAGGCAATAGTGTTTTGTTGTCTAGAGGAGTATTAAGTTTACCTATGTATCCTGAATTGACTGATATTGAAGTGGACTATATAGTTAATAAGGTTATAAAGTTTTATGAATAAAAGTTTTTGTATGTTACCATGGGTACATATTGCAGTTAATCCAAACGGTGATGTAATACCCTGTTGCGTATCTACCGCTACCGTTAATAAAATAGATGGTACTCCCTACAATTTGGGTAAAGATAATTTAAATCAAATTATTAATTCGGATGGTTATAAAAGTATTCGATCTGATATGTTAAAAGGTAAATTAGTAAATGGGTGTGAACAATGTTATAAGCAAGAACAATATGGAATAAGTCATAGAAATACTTATAATAAGTATTGGTTGGGAAAAGAGTTGGGTAGAAAAAAATTAGCATCCGGAACACATATCCCCGAAACAGTAGAATATATTGATTTACGATTTGGTAATCTGTGTAATTTAAAATGTAAAAGTTGTAGCAGTATTAACTCTAGTCAATTTGAAAAAGAGATATTTGAAATACAAGAAAGTACTCCTACAATTGGTAATTATATTAGTATGACACGGTATGATGATATAAATGATTGGTACAATACTGATATGTTTATGGAAAATATCAAAAGTCAAATAGATAATATTTTAGAAATATATATCACCGGTGGTGAACCAACAATAATTGACAAGAATTATGAGATGTTGGAATATTTTATTGAGCAAGGTAAATCAAAAAATATTTTTCTTAAACTTAATACTAATATGACTAATATGCAAGACACTTTTTTAAATATAATTAGTCAGTTTAATCGGGTCGTACTTTTTGCAAGTATTGATGGATTTGGCCCAATGCAAGAGTATATACGTTATCCTAGTAAATGGCAACAGATTGATAAAAACTTAAATAAATTAGTAGAAAAAACAAAAGATAATATTACTATAAATGTATCACCGGTAATACAATCTACTAATTTGGGACTTATTACTGAGTTATTTGAATATTTAGAAAATTTTAATCGTATTCATAACAAAACTATTGTTGTAATACACCCTATAATTTTGCATAGCCCTATTCAATTGGATCTTTTATATTTACCCATAGACTATAAAAAAACATGTTGGGATAGAATTGAACAATGGTTAGAAAAAAATTGTAAATTTCAACCCGCCATGTTCCATACTACAATGACTGCTCTTAAAAATAAATGTTTAATTGAAGTGGACGGAGAAGAACAACTGAATAGATTTATGGAATTTAACAATATGTTTGACATACACCGGAATGTGAGTTTACAAGACATAAATCCTGAGTTGTACCAAATTTTGAATAAATAAGTTTACTATGTGGATACTATCAATACTACCCGACGCCGCAATACATATAATCTTTGGATTAGGTATTTTGGGCACAATAGCAGGATTCGTCCTAGGATTCATTCCTTTTGTCAAAACATATCAATTTGCTATACAAATATGTAGCATTATTGTACTTGTAATTGGTGTATATCTTGAAGGAGGCTTAGCCGACTACAAAGAGTGGGAACTTAGAGTCAAAGAAATGGAAGCTAAAGTAGCACAAGCTGAAGCACAATCCGCTAATAAGAACATTGAAATCCAAGAAAAGATTGTAGAAAAGACTAAAATTATCCGTGAAAAAGGTCGTGATGTTATCAAGTACATTGATAAAGAAATAGTCAAAAAAGAAGAAATTATTAAATATATTGAAATTTGCCCTGTACCTAAAGAAATCATAGATTTACACAATCAAGCCACTGAGTTGAATAAGGCGGCTACGAAATGAAATATCTTTTAATCATTTTATTATTAGCTGGTTGCACAACTACTGTCCCGGTAAAACAAAAGTTCCCTAATGCTTCTCCTGAACTAATGAAAAAATGCGAAAGTCTTAAAAAGATTGAGGGTGATAAAGTAGCAATTACAGACATGCTTAAAGTTATTGTACATAACTATTCACTATACCACGAATGTTCAACTAAGGTAGATGGATGGCAAGATTGGTATAACGAACAGAAAAAGATATTTGATAACGTAAAATAATAGCATATTATGAAGTATTTGTTATTATTGAGTATATTATTGACCGGCTGTGCTACAAACAAAGATTTTGAGTTATATTTAGAAGCACAGAAATCCATAAGTAGAGATGCTACAATGAGTGAAGCGGCACGAATAAGTGTATTGATTGAGATGACAAAGAGTGCTGACAATCAAGTAAAAATGGAAGCAATTAGAGCATTACAAGAGATCCAGCGTAGTAAAACCCCTATAGTTATAGAAGCTCCAAAGAAGAATTGGTTCGGCTTTTGATAAATACTCTATAGGTCTAGGATTTTACATGTCACAAGAAATTATTGAAACAGGCGAAACACCAAATGATGGTAGTGGGGATCCTTTACGCACTGCCTTTGACAAAATTAATAATAATTTTGCAAATTTATTTACATTAACTACTGGTAATCCTGAGATATTACAATTAATTGACGATACCGGAAATGAATCATTGGGTAATTCGTTAAATCAGATTAACAGAATGATTGTTAATTTGGTCTCATTGGCTGCTAATAGCAATGTAAATAATTCTACAAGTACGGGAAATATTAATACTATTAACAATAATATTAATATGACTATTACCAATACATTTGATAGCAAAGCAAATAATCCGGTAATTATTAGACAAAAACAAAAAGCTACAAAGCTTGCAACACTTTCCTCAATAGAAACAACTACATCTTCTTTGACTCTTGACACCAATACAACCACATATGGTAGCCAAGAATATATTAACATTGGTGAAACACCTAACGATGGTAATGGTGATCCCTTAAGGGTAGCATTTGGTAAAATTAATAACAATTTTACTAACTTATTTTTAACTACTACAACTACCAGTACAGCGTATACGTCCGGAAATGCACAGAATCAAGTTATATTAGAAGTTCCTATAACAAATTTTTATCAGGGTGAATTTCAAATTCGTTCAAGTGATTCAGGAACACCCGACATGCAAGATATTACACTAACTGCTAGTATTACTAATAATCTAGATGGTGTAAGATTTAGTGGACACTCAACCTTATTTGAAGGTAATGCTATTTGTAGATATGATATGGATGTATCAGCCGGTAATGTTAGAATTTTAATAAATCCATTATTAGATATAGGAATTGAACATTTTATATCAGCGTTTGTAACTTATCCTGATCAGGTAGTAGTATCAGGCATTGAAATTGCATTAGACGGTTATGCTAACGGTTATTTAATGGGAACTGAAAACGACTTGATATTAACAACGGAATCAGAATGAGAGCAAAAGAATTTATAACTGAAACTACATTGAGTAAAGTACACGATGGTCTTGATGTGGTATCTATGACCCTTCCTAATACGTATATTATTCCAGAATTAAAGAACAATGACTTCTATAATTTATATCGTTTTGGTGTAGCACTTGCCGCAGTAAGAGGTGAAAGTGGACACGATAATGTACAGACTGGATTAGAGCCTAAGTTTAGGGCAGAAAGTAGTTGGGGAGAACATCAGGTTGTATCATCTCAGTTTGACAAAGAACTTGGTAAAACTATTGACCAAGCATTACAGAAAGTTGGAAAATCCGGCAAAAAATCAGTAAGCTCATTCGGAAGCAATGAGATGAGCGATACCGTAACTCAGTCACCGATTAGAGGATTCAAAGGATATAAAAGAAAATGAGAGCAAATGAATTTATATTCGAATCTAAAGTTGGTAAAATATCTAAACGTCATCAAGAAGCTACCCGCGGGTTAAATGTTTTTTCAAAAAAAATAGACAGCTATGATAGAATATATGATTTGAATCGTTTAATGATGGCTGTAGCAAGTAGTGATGGAATAAACCCAATAGAAATGAATGCTGAAAGTTGGGTAGGTAAACACAACACCGCACATCCTTATACTGAAGAAGAACAAGATATGCTTATATTAGCATACAAGGCTGCCGGGCTAGAGTATAAAGATTTAAATAATGGTAATTTAGATAGTGAAGAATTAGTAAGTACAAATGTTCAAAGCATAGTCAAACCTTTTAAAGGCTACAAAAGAAAATAATTTAAGCTATGTCAATCAGAATAAGTAATTATATCAAATTACAGGATTACGAATGATTGATATTAATAACACGCTTGACTTAGTTAAATTAAAATTTTATAACGAATGGCTTTATACAGCCCATATATATGAAGAGGGTGAGAGTGAATTTCACAAAGTATTGACAGGTCAAATACTTGAAAAATATATTGATCCATTAAATATTCCAAAAACTGCTAAAATCTTAGATTTAGGATGCGGCCCTGGTTATTTCTTAGATGAGATGAAAACACGTGAATATACAGATGTTACCGGTGTAACATTAAGCCCAGGCGATATCAAAATCTGTCAAGATAAAGGTCATACTATCAAAACATATGATTTAAGTTTCTTACCACAAAAAGATGGATATTTTGATGAAAGTGTAGATTTTATTTTCTTACGTCATTCACTAGAACATAGTCCATATCCTATCTTTAGTTTGATGGAATATAATCGTATATTGAAACAAGGCGGCAAAATTTACATTGAAGTTCCTGCACCAGACGGACAACGTAAGCATGAATATAACTTAAATCATTATAGTGTTTTAGGTGAACAACAAATAGCCGCATTATTAGAGCGTACTGGTTTTTCTATCAATGCATTTGATAACTTTGAATTTGATTTAAATGTCCCTAACTCAAATGATTTGGACAATCCAATAGAAATGAAAGAAAAGTACTATTGTATAGTTGCTACTAAAGCTAGACCGTTAGATATCAAATAACATCAAGCACTCTTAGGAGTGCTTTTTAATAGCATTCCTAAATTGCTCATATAAATACTTATTATGAGTAATGCACCATCACTAGTAAAGAATCCCTACACTAAAACAGTTTTCAAAACTGATAAAGAACTACAGGATTTTATAAAATGCTGTGATCCAGATACAGGTTATCTATATTTTATGGATAACTTCTTTATGATACAGCACCCTACTAAAGGTAGTATGGTCTATCACCCATGGGGTTATCAGAAACGATTAATTGAAACCTATCATAATTATAGATTTTCAATCTCACTGATGCCAAGACAGTCAGGTAAATCAACTTCAGCGGCTGGGTACTTACTTTGGTACGCTATGTTTGTGCCAGACAGTACTATCTTAGTTGCGGCACACAAATATACAGGCGCTCAGGAGATCATGCAACGTATTCGTTATGCATACGAAAACTGCCCCGATTATATCAAAGCAGGTGTAACAACATACAACAAAGGTTCATTGGACTTTGAAAATGGATCACGTATTGTTTCAGCAACAACTACTGAAAACACAGGTCGTGGTATGTCTATTACACTACTATACTTAGATGAGTTTGCATTTGTTAGACCAAGTATTGCTAAAGAATTCTGGACAGCTATCACACCTACATTGTCAACTGGTGGTAAAGCTATTATCACAAGCACCCCTAACTCCGATGAGGATCAGTTTGCTTATATCTGGAAGGGCGCTAACAAGACAGAAGATGATTTTGGCAACACCACTGAAATTGGTGTAAACGGATTCAGAGCATATAGAGCACACTGGAGTGAACAACCTGGAAGAGATCAACAGTGGGCGGATGAAATAAAAGCACAGCTCGGTGATGATCGTTTTAACCGAGAGATTGGTTGTGAGTTCATTATTGCTGACGAGACCTTGATTAATCCAAATACATTGATAGCTATGGAAGGTATAGAACCTGTAAGTCGTATAGGACAAGTACGTTGGTATGAGAAGCCAAAGAAGGGTAATATTTATTGTATAGGACTAGATCCAAGTCTTGGTACAGGTGGAGATCCTTCAGCTATTCAAATCTTTGAAGCAAACACTACTACCCAAGTTGGTGAGTGGAAACACAATAAAACAGATATCCCTAGTCAGATCAAACTATTGGCACAAATTGCCAAACATATAGCAGAATGTACTAACGAACCCAATAACATTTATTACAGTATTGAATGTAATGGCATTGGGGAAGCCGCTATCATATCATTAAACGAATACGGAGAATCTAATATCCCGGGTATCTTTATTAGTGAAGCAGGTAAAGGACGTAGAGGATTCAATACTACCAATAAAAGTAAACTAGCAAGTTGTGCTAAATTCAAAACATTGGTTGAAAGTAAAAGAATGACTGTAAATAGTCGTAGTCTTATTAGCGAATTAAAAGCATTTGTAGCACACGGTGGAAGTTATGCCGCTAAAATAGGTGACACAGATGATTTGATAATGGCTAGTTTGTTGGTTACACGTATGTTACAGCATTTAAGTGACTATCACGTTAATTTAGAGACACAGATACGTGACCATGATGAATACATCGCTCCTTTGCCCTTCTTTGCGGTTATAAGCTAAGACATAAAAGATAAATACAATATGGCTAAAAATCAAGAATCAATCAACCGCTCATTATTTGAACTATTACGTAGCAGAGGCTATGCTCCTACATTATTGGATACTTCTGGTAAGGAAATTCCAGTCCCAGAAGAAGCAGAAGTCTTTCAATTCAAGTTTACTAAAGACGGGGAAGAATACGGTACAGTAACAGCATCTATTGACGGATTACACAAGTTAATCATCTACTTTGGTGATGATGTTGCTAATAGTGAAAAAGAAGATAACGGCGGTGATGATTCATGGTACAAACTATTGAATCATCTAAAACGTTTTTCACAACAACACCAATTAAGTTTTGAAGTTAAAAATAGAGACCATTTAAAATATGATATGGCAAAAAGGGAACATATGAAAAAGCAAGAAAAAATTTCAGAAGGCTACTATCCAATGGGTAAGAAGGCTAGTTATAATGACAATATTCCAACTGTTAAGATTG